AGGGGACGCGCCCGCGCTTTGGTGACACCCGTCACCAGAGCCCGTACAACACGAGAGACCTGTAGCTATGGCTCAGCCCTGGTACCCAAATGATTTGGGCCCCGAGTCGCGTAAACGCGAGTTCGAGGAGGTGAAGTCGACGTTTTCAACGACGACTTCCACCAACCAGACCGTCACGACCGTCACAACATTCGACGGCACGATGGCCTCGCTGAACCATGCAGCGGCGATGCGAGTTCTCGGCCTAGGATCTAGGCGTAAGAACCCTGCAACGCGCCCCGATATCGGGGGACCGTGGTTCATGGAGAAGCGGGAGGAGTTTATTGCTCCTGCTTTCTACGTGAACGACAATCTCGCTCAGACTGCTGGGACCATCGGATGGCATCTGCCATCCTGGCCTGCGGAGTCTGTATACAGGAACCCCAACCCTATTGCGATCTCAAGCAAATCAGACTTGATAAGCAAGGGTTCTACCCTGATGGCCCGTAGTATTCCTACGGACATACGGGAAGCCGACATCTCCACTATGATAGGGGAGTTGAAGGAGGGTTTGCCAGCTCTCATTGGTGCATCCGTCATGCGTAACCGAGTTTCTCGAGCCCGCCAAGCGGGTAACGAGTACTTGAATTACGAATTCGGTTGGGCGCCGTTGATCCGAGATCTCCAAGGCCTTCATAGGGCCGTAAAGAACTCGGATGCCGCCATGCAGAATCTGCTAGACGGCTCCGGTAAGCTAACGCGTACCGGATCGGCTTTCCCAGAGGTGACGTCGTCGCATGCTGCGTCGACGGTTGGTACCCTTTCGGGTAACAATGCTCTCACCAATGCATCATTCACGGTACAGATCTCGGACCAGTGGAAGCAAAACACTTGGTTCGAGGGGGCTTGGATGTACCACCTACCGGTGGACACCGAGTTCCTTGGCAAGCAGCGAGCTTGGCTAGCTCGTGCAGACGCTCTCTATGGGGCCATTCCTGACCCCGAGACCGTTTGGAACCTTGCACCGTGGAGTTGGGCCGCCGACTGGTTTGGGAACGTGGGCGATTTGATCGCTCTCAATTCCTTCATCGGAAAGGACGGCCTGGTGCTGCGCTATGGGTACGTCATGCAGGAGACGGTGAGAACCGTCACACTGTCAGCGAACCATCCGCGGGTTGGTTATATGACTCGGAAACGAGTCTACACGACCAAACAGCGGTATCGCGCCTCACCATACGGGTTTGGCGTGAGCTGGGAGGGGTTATCCCCCAAACAGCTCGCCATCATTGCTGCTTTAGGCCTTTCCAGGTCCTGAGCAGTAGTGTTTGCTAGCCGACGTGTTTGACCGAACGCGTTGTTCAATCAGGTCACGTCTAACCAACGTGTCTACTCAGAAAGAGTGTGCCTCATGGGTTTTTCAGACCCACAGTCCGTTACCATCAACGCGGTTGCGAATTCGCTTCCGCGCGTCGCCTTCGGCTCCAATGCTGGAGCCTTTCAGAAGGACGACGGGACGGTCAAGCTGTCGATCTCGCATTCCTACGGGAAGACGAGCACTCGACGCCTGATCCGCCTTGACCACTCCAAGGTCTCTGCAGACCCCCTCAACCCGAACGTGAACGTCCGCATCGGTGCCTCGACCTATCTGGTCGTACAGACGCCGGCGCAGGGCGGTTACACCCTGGCTGAGGTGAAGCAGATCGTGGACGCCTTGACGGCGTACCTCACTGCTTCTTCTGGAGCGCGTACCACCCAGCTTCTGGGTGGGGAGAGCTGATATCTATCAGCTCTTGTTGAGAGTTTAATCACTCTCTTCGGCGAACGGAATCCAAGTCCCCTGCGGGGGGAGCGATCGGTCATCTGACCTTACACTTCCCTATAGAGGGTCACACATGAACCGTGACCTCTCCTCGCAGGCTTGGACTGTTACTCTTGAGGCCTGGATCCTACCACCCTTTGAAGGGGGATAGATGAAAAGCCTTGCAGCACTCTGGCAGGTCATGGCCAACGAGTTGGCCATTCAGTGTCACACTAGCGCGTCTCGTGATATCAAAACATTCACGAGTCGGTCCGAACATGAGGGTGATGCATTCTTCACAATCACCCTGCCCCAGTTCGCAAAGGACTTCGAGAGAAGTCTTGAACTGGGCTATGTTGACTCCGGCCTCTTCGTCGGTTTCCAACGTAGAGGAGGGCCCCTCCCATTATTTCTGGGCGGTTTCCTTCGTCAAGTGTTCGAACCTCGCACTGGTCGCATTCTCGAGCAACCCTCGGTGGAATCCATCTTTGCCGTACGCCAGTTAACACTGGTATTCGGTAAGATTCTCCGACCTACCTCTGTGAGGCGGGAAAGAGACACCATCAGGCAGTACCTCGAGACCGACAGAGCGGTTGATGCAGCCAATAGTAGTATTGGCGACGAATACCGGGAACGGTTCCGTCGTGTGGCTGCATTGCTATTCCGTGACGTTTTTCAGGAGCTGGATAACGAGATCTATCATGGTCTCATCCACCACCCGAGCCCGCAAGGGCGCGTCATTGCACGTCATGGCCCTGGTGCCACGGCTGATAAACTTCAGGGAAACCAGAAGTGGTCTCAGCTTGAATGGACATCTAGGCTAGAGGAGTATTTCCCCTTCGGGGATCACGCTCTTCCGAACTGGCGTTACTACGACCAGCTCGATGACGTTACCGTTCTCGAACCTGAGGATGAGTACCCCGCACGCGTGGTACTTGTCCCCAAGACGCAGAAATCCCCTCGAGTAATCGCGATTGAGCCCACCGCTGTTCAATACATGCAGCAGGCTCTTCTTGCGCCACTCGTTGAGTTGCTGGAAGGCGACCCAATCGTCGGTTGTTTTAAAACCGCCGATGGCCGCACGTCCAGCCTCCTCGGATTCACAGATCAGGGTCCAAACCAGGACCTCGCCTGTGAAGGAAGCCGCGAGCAACAGCTCGCTACTCTTGACCTCTCTGAGGCATCCGATAGGGTTTCCACTCAGCATGTAGCAGACCTTGTCTCTAGATGGCCCCATCTTTATGGGGCACTGATGGCGACACGGTCAACCAAGGCTGAGGTACAAGGACATGGTGTTATTCACCTATCCAAGTTCGCGTCAATGGGTTCGGCTGTCTGTTTCCCCGTCGAGGCCATGGTCTTCCTGACCACGGTCTTTCTAGGGATTGAAGACAGTCTCAAGCGACCCGTCACACGGGGGGATGTAAAATTCCTCCGTGAGCGCGTCAGAGTCTATGGGGACGACATCATTGTCCCCACTGACTTTGTGTTTCACGTTCTCAAGTCCCTCGAGGCCTTTGGCTTCAAGGTGAACACAAGCAAGTCCTTCTGGAATGGGAAATTCCGGGAGTCTTGTGGGGGAGATTTTTACGATGGCGAACGGGTCACCCCAATTCGCTGTCGTCGTGATCTCCCTGAGAACAGTGAGGATGTTCAAGAGCTGATTTCTCTCGTCAGTTTCAGGAACCAGTTATACTACGCTGGCCTGTGGCAGACGTGCAGAGCTCTTGATGCAAGGTTGGAGCGGCTTCTACGCCACTTCCCTCGTGTTGAGAGTACATCAGCTATCCTTGGTCGCGAATCCTTTCTGCCTTTACCAGAGGCGGAGATGGTTAGCGAGAGGACTCATACCCCTATGGTTAAGGGATGGGTCGTCACTTCTCGCTCACCCAGCAACATGCTGGATGGGTGGGGAGCTCTAAGGAAGTGCCTGGATCCAAGAAGGGTAAACCCCTTTGAAGACCCTCGTCACCTCGAACGTTCAGGACGTCCGGATGCCGTCGGCATGAAGCTCCGGTGGAGGCCTCCCTTCTGATGAAGAGGGGAGGTGGGGTGATTTTTATCACCCCATAGCGCTTCGCGCGCTGAGAAAGAGGACAAGTGCAG